ACTTGAATGGGGTTACGTTTTCTGTTACCGTCGATCCTGCGGCAAATACTGGTCCCAAGGCTTTTCTATTAAACGTAGAAAGCTTATTAGCCATGTGCTCACCGTTATACAACGTTTGGTCAATAAATTCTACCGTCGTATCGTTGGTGACAACTCTTCCAAGGATAATATTTGTTTCATTATCAGGAATTGTGCCGCCCGATGTTAATGTTCCCGTATCGGTAATGTAAATGTAATTATTGGAATTTGCCGTTAATGTAAGAGAACCATCAACCCAATCCAATCTCTTGTATACATCCGTATCTATAGTATCTTGTAAGTATCCGAATCCACTTGCCGCAGTAATACCAAATCCACTTCCAGTAGTAATAGTCCCACCTTGCATGACACCCATTGGTGAACCCTTAAAGATAAGGGTTGTTGCGTCCGTATGCGTACCGTCAGCAAAGGTGACGGACAATTTACGAGTTACGTCATTTTCACCGTCTGTATCGTCCAAGAAATTCCAATAGAAATCTTGACTATTATTATTAATTTTTGTATGGTCAGATACACCTTGGTACCGTCCACGAGTTGATGAATTTTGAATATCAAAATCATAGGTACCTGCGTCGTGAATCATGGCACCGACAATTCTAAATTCTGGCCCAATTCCTCCTGCTGGGATAACTAGTCCATAGTCAGGGGTTTGAATGTCTACTGCGGCGGCTTCTAATACAGACCCATTTTCCATTCGTATTGCCGTGGAATTTGCTGTACCGTCACCTTGGAACTTTGCCGCATATAAACTTAAACTTGCACTTGGTCCCGCTGCATAATTACCAATAACAGCACTTGCCGATGGAAACAAGTAGTAGTTTTCCATATTAGCATCAACCACGGTACCGTTACTTGATGATACATACGTACCATAACTGAATGTTCCATTCATATCAACATATTCACCGAAGAATGATGTTGCTGCTGTATTACCAATTACTTTAACACCGTAATCACAATCATAAATGGATATCTTATGGACGAGAGCAAACCCCGCCAAATCAGTTGCATCAAATGCCGCACACCCAACACCGGAACCTCGCAGTGTCATAAATGATACTTCACTCGTATTACCGAGTTTGAAGATATTATGATTACTTCCAGAGGCAATTACTTCTGTGGCTTGAATGTCCGAACCAAATATACTGACATATGGTTTATTAGTTAAATCAATTTCACTTTCGGTAAATTGACCAGGTCCGACTTCAATGATATATCTATTATTTTCAGATGAGTCGGTGATATATGCCACCGATGCACTGATAGAGGTGAAATCTCCACCTTTCTTTGCTACTACAATCTTTCGTGGGTCTTGTCCCACTTCGTATAGTGGAGCATTTAAAGCAATTTGTGTTTTTAAGAAATTGTCAGTACCTTGTACTTTACCCAACGATCCAGTATGTTCAATTAATACGTCCGTCGTACAGTTTTCAAAGTTTAGAGCAATGGCATCAATACTTGGTGCTGATCCTGTTTGTGGTGCCCAAATACCACGAATCCAACGTTGGAAGTTGACACCAGTTAATCGGAGTTGTCCACCGTTATATACTTTGAATCCTGTTCCTCGTGCTGCACCTGTTGCACGGGTTAACAGACATCCATTGACAATGAAGGTACATCCCGGAGCGTCGGCTAGTGCAAATATTTGGTCATTATCGGTTCCTGCAACGCCACCGTTTGTAGAGGTAACATTACGTAATTGCATACGTCCAATACCGCCGTCAGAACCAGATGTAACGTAGAATCCTACATCAAATGATTTACTTCCCGATGTAAATCCGCCATATTTAACATTAGAACATTGAAGGATACAATTTCCACTACTTCCACTACCCACAACTTTTGCGTTGGTATAGTTGGTGCCAAATCGAACGTTTTCTACATACGCAATTGCATTTGTTTGCGGTGTCGTTGGTGAAGAGTATACTACCGCCGATGTATTTGCTGCGGTAGACCCTTGTATCTGCATATCGATGACCATTGTTTGGTCGGCCATGACGAAAATGGTATTTGCAGGATTTGATGCAGAAACAATCGTAGAAGTTGAAGAATCACCCTTGATTGCAATATACGGCTTTAACGTAATAGTATCTTCGATGAACACACCGGGATATACACGTACCGTGTACGTATTTGCTGCCGTTGCATCGGTAATACTGTCTACAGCAGACTTAATTGAATTATACTGTGTGTCACTTCCAGGTAAACCCACCGTTACTAAATTATCTATAAAAGATATTGGTGCGTATGAAGCAGTTGTTGCATATGACGCGGTTGTAGCAAATGAACTACTACCCAATAAGGAACCAGTGATACTAGCAATATTTGCTGAACTTGCTGATACCCCACCAGATCCAGACACTAACAATGAACCAGTAATTATTGCACTTCCACTAAACGGGAATGCAGAGTTCGCAACGGCGTTAATTGTTATGGTATCAGTTAATGCATCGGTTGTAATGGTTACATTCGTACCAGCAATCAATGTTAACGTATCATTTGATTGGTCTGCTACTACATCACTTTGTCCTGCAACTGATATAGTCCCGAATGAGTTTCCACCACCAACACTTGGCGCCCAACTTGCCGATGTTGCAAACGATGATGAAATAGCAACCGATGAAGTCTGTGCATATGACGCCGTGGTTGCAGCACTTGCACTAATTGCATTATTTGCCCAACTACTGGTTCCCAACAAACTTCCTGTAATTCCCCCTGATGCCAGTCTCAACGAACCCGTTATTTCCGTATCACCGATAACTTGTAATTCAACAAGTGCACTACTAGATAGTGTTAATGAACCTGTTATGATTTGATTTCCTATTGTTCGTTGCGAACCTGTGACAACCAATGATCCTGTAACATCCAATCCACTTGGGAACGTAATGAACCCATCAAAGTATGATGCAGTAAGTGCAGTTAACGCAAGACTACTCGTTCCCAGTAACGAACCCGTAAATGATCCAGTAAATGATCCAGTATTAATTTGTACACTACTGGAAACTACTCCGGCTGGAAGAATAAGACTTCCACTGATGGTTCCTTGTACACTTAATGATCCTGTAAATTGGTGTGTATCATCCACCGTATCACCGAACTTTGTAGACCCACTTTCGTAAATGACCGATGAGGTTACATATTCCGCAATAAATTTTTCCGCAACAATGGTTCCACCAACCGTTAAATCTTGCGTAATTTTTACACTTCCGGTGATGTCTAATGAACCCGATAATGTATGTTGATTACTATCACGTAACGTTAATTTCGTAGAAGCGGCAACATTATCACTACCCACGAATATCATCACTTCTTCACCGGCATCAATTGCACCTAAATGTAAGTGACCACCCGTAGAATACACATAAGAATCATTTGGTCCACCAATAGTTCCCGCATAACTGTCACCATTGATTCCCATGTTTACGTAATTGGTAGTTTCATCCCCATTATTTGCCGTAGCAACGATATCACTGGATACAGAATCACCTGACCCTGTATTTTTCATATTAATTTGTGCGTAACCGTTTACTTCACCAATAGCAGTAATAACATTGTATGTAGTTGTAAACGGTACAGCGCGTACACGGAGGGCATCAGGTGCGCCTGGTGTTATTTCGTTAGTGTTTATATTAACACTACCCGTGGGATCTATAAATACTCTAGCGTTATTTGTAGCGTTTCCAGGACCAGTGAATAATATAATTTTTTTATCCGGTGACAAATTACCAATTAGTAAATCACTACCAGTTGTATACAAATATGCATCCAACGGTCCACCAATTCCACCATCCACCGAATATGTACTACTATTAATTCCCAAGTCGATGAATCCCGCGAGTTCTGTTCCTGTATCCGCGGTTGCCACAATATCGGATGATGCGGTATTTCCCGCACTGAAATTTTTGACATTTAGTTGAAGATAACTATCAATTTCCCCATGCGCCGAAATTAAATTATATGAGTCGGTAACTCCAGCAAATACCCCAAATCGATCTGGAGCTTCTGGAGTATGTTGTGTGGTTGCTCCTAAGAGGACACTTGATGCCGTTTGATATAATAAGCTAGATGATAATGATGTTTCTGTTTTCCACAAAGGAATATAATCTACTACCCCACCATTGATATTAGATGCGGTAGACGCGTATGACGCCGAATTAATATTTGTGAGTTGACTACCATCACCCTTAAATGCGGATGCGGTTATACTAGATGCGGATATAGCACCGCTTACAATTAATGAATTTAAATTAGCATCGGAACCCGATACTACCAGTTTCTTCCAATTCGGCATTTATACATTCCTTTGTGGTTGGTAACAATATGATTGCCCACTTCCTCTTAATAGAGGCCGACAAATGAATTTTTAAAAAATTCTAAATTTTATTTTTTTAATTGAATATATTCTTCTTGTAATTTCAAAGTAAGATTATATATCAATTCTAAATTTTCACCTTTGAATGTTGAATTTCTTATTAAGACAAATAAAAATTCGTATTCTTCTGCTGTGAGTTTGTTAGCAGTACTACTCGTAGACTTAGACACAATCTTTTCCATAAGACCCATATTTACCTCGTTATATTATTATGCCCATATATAGATATCACCGTTGGTATCAACTTTGATATTTCCTGGTTTCTCGTATGTTGCTACTGCCGTTGCTTGTGCGGTAATACTCATGTCAGATACCGTTGCAACATATGCAGTCTGTATTGCGGACGCGGCGTTTCCTGCCACGTTTTCAGCAACACCCCAACGGTTCTTACTATTGTCAGTACTATACAACATTGCCGATCCAGAAAATCCTGCACCATCTTGTACTACGATACCACCCTGTGCAGGTGCGCCGAGGATAGACCCACTGTTAACTAGTATATATCTATCTTCAATATTTAAATTTGTTGTATTAATGGTTGTGGTTGTACCATCAACAAAGAGATCACCACTAACCGTTAGATTTTGTGGGAATGTGAAGTTTGCAGCTGCAAAGGTTGTTCCTGTGATACTTGTTAATTGTACTTGACTTGATGCAGTGACCCATCCAGGATATTGTGCCGAACTAGATACTGTACCAACCGGTAAGAATGTCTTAACTTGTGTACTACTAGATACCGTATCAGCCGGTAGTGAATTGACAACTTGTGCTGAACTGGATACCGTTCCAACCGGTAAATTAATTGTTACCGTATTATTGGTAACCGTTGCTGTAATACCGTTGGTTCCAGCAAAACTCAACGCATCGGTTTTGAGATTAACAACATCATTACCCGTTGAACCACTAATTGCTAGTGTAGTTGCGATACCAGTAAGTTGTGAACCATCACCAACAAACGAACCACTGATAGTTGAACCAGAAATTGTTGTTGCGGTAATCGTGGTTGCGTTTACTACCGATGGTGCTATTGTTTGGTTTTGTATACTGTTGATTACCTGCGTGGACGATGATATTACGCCAGGTGGTAATGATGCTGCGCCGATATTTACCAATCCACTACCATCACCGCTAAACGATCCTGTAAACGATCCCGTGAATGGTGCGGTTAACGAATTAAATTGTGTTGAGGAAGAAACAATATTTGCCGTATTTTGTATCTGCGTAAAATTAACTTGTGATGATGCGGATACTGTACCCACTGGTAACAATGTTTGCACTTGTGTTGATGAAGAAACTATACCTGTATTATAGTTTACTTGTGACCACACAATTTGTGCTGATGACGTTACCCATCCCGGATATTGTGCCGAACTGGTAACTGTACCAATTGGTAGTAACGTTTTAATTTGTGCACTACTTGATGGAATATCTTGTAGTGTTACTGTACCATTTGCTGTCAAGTTACCCGTGATGAATAATCCGGCTTCAACGTGTGTTAGTCGTGATGGGAAATCAACACGTAATGAACTAGATGCTGCTGCCGTATCAATGTGGTCATCACCACTTGCTACGGGAATTCGTCCTGTTAGTAATCCCCGTTCATCACCAGTTGCTCCTGTATTCTTTGGACCCGCAATGAGGATTGCACTGGTGTATGTTCCTCCGGAGACATCTTCGTACAACCAACGGTCATTAACACTATCCCAATAAAGTGATCCTGATTTACCAAGTGATCCAGAATCGATAACGGTTAATCCACCAAATCGTAATGAATTATCTGTGTTAACAATAATTCTATTTGTTGCGACATTAAACTGAGATGAACTTACATATTGAATAGACTGCGATGTTGCGGTGATTGTTCCAGTAACATTTAAGTTACCACCAACCGTACCATTTCCAATTATTTGTAATGATGCGCCGGTAATTGGTCCAGATGCATTAATTGTGGACGGTGCAATTGCTTGTCCTGAAATATTCGCAACAGTTTGTGTAGAACTACTGACAATTCCTGTGTTATAGTTTACTTGCGACCAAACAATTTGTGTAGATGAGGATACTAATGTTGGTTTATTTAATACGTTTACATATTCTACGTTTGTTGCAGAAACACCAGTGAGTTGGGAACCATCACCAACAAATGAACCACTGATAGTTGATCCTGAAATTGTTGTTGCACTAATTACCGATGGTGTAATTGTTTGCCCATTAATAAAACTAACTACTTGTGCAGATGACGATACTGTATTTGCAGGTAATAGATTTGCAACTTGCGTAGAACTTGAAACTATGTTCGCAGTATTTTGTATTTGAGTAAAATTAATCTGACTTGACGCTGTGACCAACCCAGGATATTGTGCAGAACTAGATACTGTTCCATCCGGTAAAAACGCTTTAACTTGAGTGGATGACGATACAGTATTTGCTGGAAGTAATGTCGCAACTTGGGTAGAACTAGAGACTACTCCAGATAGTTTGTTTTGTATATTGTTATAATCTATTTGGGATGATGAAGTGACCCAACCAGGATACTGTGCGGATGAGGAAACAACACCACTGGGAATGGATATGGTAACTTGATTATTGGTGACCGCAGTAGTCACACCGTTATTACCACTAAACGTCAGTGTATCTGTTTTGAGATTTACGGCATCGGTACCAGATGTACCCGCAATATTAAGTGACGTTGCAACACCTGTTAAATTTGTTCCGTCACCTGTGAATGATCCACTAAACGAACCCGTTAGTTTAGTTCCAACTTGACTTGATGATATAATCTGATTTCCACCAACAGATATACCTCCTGTTGATACATTCAATGAATTTAGTTCTGCGTCGGATCCAGATACTAACAGTTTGCGCCACGATGCCATAGCAATCTCCAATAGATACAACTATCAATATATAAGTATTATAATTATGTTCCTAAATACAGTTCACCTGATGTAGAAAGAAATACTGCACCTACTATCACTTCTGCTGGGATATTTCTCGGTTTTAATATTAAGAGTCCGTCTTCGGGAATTTCTACCGATCCTGAGAGTGTCCCGTAAAATGATCCGGTAAATGATCCTGTGAATTGATTTTGTAGAACAAATAATGCGGTAGTAGCGTAACTCGCACTGGATACAACCAACTCACCAGAAAAATATGAGGCTGTTTGTGCAAATCCAGCGTAACTTGCGGATTCTATAACAGCATCGGACGCGAAATATGATGCCGTTTCTGCGTAAGTTACATACGAAAATGTTCCACTGGGTGTTATGATGACGGGTGGTTCACTTCCTGTTCGATAATTACCCGCAAATATTATGTCGATTCCACTTGCGACACTGGCAGTACCTTGTAAAGAACCAGTAATTCCTCCAATATTGGCTGCATTTAATACACGTAGTGACCCTGTAATAACTGCCGAACCACTGAATGGGAATCCAGTTCCTTCTCCCGCGTTTAATGCGAATGATGCCGTTTGTGCGAATGCGGAGCTATATGCAGAAACCGCTATTAACGGCAAAGACCCCGTTCTTTGAACAACTAAAGAACTGGGTTGTATGTTTACATTGTAATCAGGTCCTTTTTGGACAGTAACACTAATATTCGGTGTATCTAATAAAACTTTATTCGCATCCGTATTTTCTCTGATTACAACAGTTATATCTGGTATACCAATGTTAATCGAACCACTCATCCATTATCTCGTAGCAGTAGGACGGATTGTAAACTGCCCCTCCAGTATTCTTCTTTTAATTGGCGCAATCGATCCACTAGTCATATTGACATCATACACATATTTTCTTTGTGTTAAATTAATAGTTTGATCGGGTGATAATTCAATTATAATACTACCTGAATTGTACGGTGTAAGTTTTGTTACACTAAATGTGGCTGCGATTTCATCGGTAGTATAATTTTCTCGTACCTGACCTTCAAATGAGTAATCTGTTATATTAAATGGGATACTCCCACTATCACTTATTATGGTGGCCGCTACACGAAATGTTTCACCTTGACCTACATTAAACTCAGTAAGTTCTGCCATATAATATACCCAAAATAGAAGTGTCCCACTGCCAAATATACTCTATATAAGTATAAGACAGTGGGACAACATCTTCTATTTTACTACTATTAGTAGTTCAATACACAGTAATCTGGTTGAATTGTCAACGTGATTTCTGCAACTTCACCACTATCAGTCCACTCCAATCCCATAAAATCAGCTTTGGTGATTTGTGCACCCTTGATAATCCATTCTTCAACCTTATCACCAACAGGTCCAAGAACTTGGAGTGTCAAATCTTTCTTATAGAATTCTGCGTAACCATCACGACCCGTTACCGATTCGTGGTGGAGACGTACCCATTCCATAACTGCTTGTGCACCTGATGGTACAATTGGGTCATAGAGGGTCATTTCCATCGTCTGCCACACACTAACACCCTTGACGAAACGAACGGTGTTAATGTGTGGTAACTTGATTGCTTCTTGTTGTAATACCGGACGAGCTACTTTCTTAACAAGATACGCCGGAACACCTTCAATCAACAATAAAAATCTATTTTTGACTTTTGGTTCAAACGCTGTAAAGAAAATTTCATTTTCGGCTACTATGTTGTTTGCCATTTGTATCTCCTAACAGATTTAACTATAAATAGTCGATAAGGTAAAAATATAACTTAATTATGCCCCAGGGAATGTAGCACCTGTTGGGAGAATGTTGAATTCAAGTTTGATGAATTCAGCAGTCTTTGTTGGTTGGAGATACAGTTGACCAACCAAAATGTTGCGGTCAATTACATCAGGTGTATTATTGGTTTCATCCATAATGACACGGAATGCGTACAGACCTGAACGTTCTTGGACATTTGCCAAATATGGATTGACGATGTTCAAGAAACGACGACGGGTTGATTCGACGTTCTGTTCGAATACGAGGAATCGTGATGCACTTGCGATGAACTTCTTAACCGCAATTAACAAACGACGGACGTTTACACGGTCAAGTGCTGACTTACGGCGTTGTAAGGTCTTTTGACCCCATACACAGATACCTTGTCCTGGGAACTGTGCGATTGGGTTGACCTTTCCTTCATAAAGGATATCACGTTGTGGTTGTGCCAAACGTGTACGAACACCTGCTGCACCTGGAATACCACCACGATTCAAACCTGCTGGTGCGAACCATTCCGCTGCTACGTTATCATTGTATGCGTATACTTCTGGCAACGATACCGAAGGTGGTACGAATACTAAACGATTGATATTATCGTCAAGTACACGAATCCACGGGAAGTATGCTGCAGCGTAGTTAGTATCTAACAATGCTGCCAAGTTAACTGCACTTGTAATTGTTGAACTTGCTTGTGCAATGTCCATGATATAGAAACAATCACCACGGGATTCACAAATATTCAATGCGTAGTTTGCAACATATGGGTGGAGTTCATATACGATACCAGGTAATACCAACAAATTGATGTCATATACATCTGGGTTTGCGATATTATCTAAAGCTTTCTTATAAGCCTTCGAACCATCACTAATGCCCGTTTGACAATTGAATCCTTGTGTATTTGCGGCAGTAATACCTTCGTACATATTGATGTAACGAGCTGGGTTGTCGCCGTCAAATCCACCTTGGAACGGAATTGTAAACTTCAATTCGTCTGTTACCGATGGGTAATCTAAGAAATTCGATGTTACCGCATTTCCACTTTCATCATACAATTCATTTGATGGGAGATTTTCCAAACTAAATGCGTATGTATCACCTAGTGTAGTAGAACCACTTGGTAATGGTGCCAAGTATGACATGTTTGTATTCAATGCATCGGAATATACAAATCCGTAGAATTCATAATTATTACGAATTGCCTGTGTACTATATCCACGAGTACTTCCTGATATCCACGATGATGTTAAGAATGACGGTCCAATCAATGCACTAATATTAGTACCAACTGGTGTACTCAACGGAGCAAATCCAAATGGTACAGCGTCCGTAGGAACATCGTTTGCGCCAGGTGCCATTTCTACACGAATGTAGGTAGAAGCGTTCTTAAATTCACCTTGGAAGTAACGTTCACCAGTAACGGTATCGTCGTATGGAGCACTGTTGCCAATTCTACGAGCGATATAGTTTGGACTATCTGGGTCCATTGTCAAGTTATCGTATTGTTCTAAAACAACAGGACGTTGATCTGTATCGGTGAATTGTCTTACCACTAATGTGAATGTACCCCAATCACCATCAAACTGTCCTTTCTTTGGACCGATGATAGAAACCTTGACATCTTTATTTGCAGCGTTTCCATCAGACAATGTGTGTATCTTAAACAAATTAATTTTTTGTCCACCCAATGTTTGTGATTGGATGTATGGTGTACTTGCATTGTTATAAGATCCGAAAGTACTACCAGAAAGATTTAATGCTGCTGAACTTGTTGCAGCTGACATACTAACTTGTGCACCAGCCGCAGTGACTGCTTCTGGGAATATTGAATAGATATATCCTCTACGTGTACCGTCTGGTCCAAATCCAAGATATCTACCAACGAATGATGCAGCGGTAGTTGTTGTACTCAATCCACTGGAACTTACTAAAATTGATCCCGAACCAAGTGTCAATGCGAAGTTTGATGCCGGACCTGTTGCTGTTATATTTGTGAGTGTACTACCCGATGTTGTTGGGTGAATTACTGCATACAAATATGAACCACTCGACCCCGTTGCATATAGTAATGCAGAAGTGTTAATTGCTGCGTCATACCCATCCAATCCGAGTACACGAACAACAGTTGCTCGTCCTGATTCACGGAGGTAGTTTTTTACCGTAAGGCCAAGGAACGATTTATTATCAGGGGTACCAAATATATTTTCATATTGCTGCTGACTTTCAACAATCGTTGGGATAAATGCCGGACCTTTTGGTGTTGGTCCAATAAATGCCCCACCGATTTCAGAAATACCTTGTTCTAAGAAACTAAGGTCACGTTCTTGTGTGAAAACGCCAGGACTAACAATGCGTTCTGCCATACGGAATCTCCAATATTACTTATTTTTTCTCAGGGGTAAAAACACCGGTATCGATGTCTAATGAACCTACACCATACTTTTCCAATAACCCATTAATAAGCGTCTTTTCTTGCTCTAACAAACTTTTATATACAGCTGTTTGTTCTACAAACTTATTTTCTAATTCTGTTATTTCGTCTTTTAAGAGATCAACTGTCAATTTTGTTTGTCCTACACTGGAAATTACAGCTATAACTTGTTCTCTTAAATCTTTCACCGAAGAAATTTCTTCGTCTGTTAATTTAACAGTTTCACTCATAAAACCTCCTTACAGTTTATATTACTACTCGTATCATAAATATAGATTATTTTTGCCAAACGTCAGTTTTAGTCGGTTTCGACCTCTGTAAAAGTAACGACTTTTTTAACAGTAAATCTCTGTTGTGAAGTTTGCATTAGTTTTCCGTATTTATCGACCATTCGTTCTGGTAAGAGGTATGCCGCAACGTTTAAACTAAATGATGTTTTTACCAATCTATCTTGGTTAGTTGGTAATGTATTATCTATTTTATATTCATCAATCTTCGTTCTGAATTTATATCGATTTCTCTCACCCCAGAATTCGTCGTCTTCAAATGAAATTTGTTCTATGAGTTTATTCATTTGTTCTACGTATTCTGTCCAAACAATACATTCATAAACCAAATCAAAGTAATCCGGTGTTATGGTTGCGATTCGTTGTTTTACGGGTTTTATACCATTGACCGCCGCAAATCTATCGTATGGATTGTACTTATTCCACCCCGTTTCAAATTCTCGTTCCAAATATTTGTTAATAGGTGAATTAAGTTTTGTATTTTTTTTCATACTACTTCGTTTTATCATTATCAATGGTAATTGAATCTTACCTTTCGTATCACGAAATACACCATCTTTTTGTACACTTTTCCAACGTTCTGGATTACCGTAGATGATAGGTACTTTAACTGGTTTTCCGTCTTGCGATACCAACGGACGAATTCTGTCATTTAAATATGTTAATAACGTATCATCAATATTATGTAAGGTTACAGTTATTGGCGTTTGGTTATCCGAATCCGACTTTGTGTCCAATCCACGATTTTGAAACTCTTCCGGTACGTCTACCCCAGTATTTCTTACTGGTAGTTCGTCATGCTGTTGATTACTGTAATCTGCCATTAAGTGTTCGCCTCCTCAATTTGAAGACCGCTTAGACGCGTTAGATGTGCATTACACAATATGGATGTGGTATATTGTGGTTGTCCCGCTACATACTGTGTGTCGTTGATATTATCTATTTCAAAGTAAGAATCGTTATACTTGATAATATCACCCACCTCAGGATAGGTACTTACTTGCTGTAACAATGCTCTCACAAATCTAAATTCGACATTCTGCATTACATCAACACCAAATCCCGATGAGGCATCTGCTTGACTTTTGTCATATTTAACTATTGCTTTTAATTCAACAGGTGTATATCTTGCTTTTTCTGTTGCTTCACCGTAAATGTTAATTGCTGTAGTTTCTAGTACAATCTTATATAAGATTATATCCACATCGACTACATCACTTACCAATTCACGATTGAAGTGTTGAAATAAATTAAAATCTCTACTACTAACAAAACGTGGCATATTATCCTACGTAAATTAAATTTGGTATAAGAGAAAATACTTCATTCATATATTTAGCATTCTCTGCTTGTTTTTTCATCTGTGCTTGTAATCCAGTTTGTTCTAATGTTTCTCGTATCTCTTTGATTAATTCATCTTTTTCTTCTTTCGATTCACGACGAAGTAATTCACCATCCAATTTAATAATTGCATCGGGAATTGGTACATTTTCATATTTAGAACGTATCAATCCAAGTGTTTCTTTAGCCAATGCCAGAGTATACTTGAATATCCACGTTCTTCCAATTGAATTTATCGTGGTATATGGTATATGACTGTATGGTATATTGGAATAGTCCGCAGCAATACTACTTGATGGATTGACCGTATTATCTCCACCATATTTGTCATCAACTAACATATAATCAAAATACACTTTCAAATCATTTTTAAATATTGGACTGAATCGTATTTTATTATTATAAATTTCAAATGAGTATTGACTCTTACGAATCATATCATTGACTTCGATAGCTTGAATACGAAGAAGGTCTTCGTATGCTGGCATCATAACGAATGTTACCGGTGGTGAGTATCCATCGAATCCAAATTCACTCATCAAGTTTGTTAATCCAAGACCTGTCGTTGCGAATGGGTCATAGTATCGTGCAACTGCAGGTGGCATGTAATGATATACACGACGAATTTCCAATCGTTTTCCACTTTCACTAACATCCGCCCATACCGATTGTAAATCATATTCTTGGATATATCTTCCATTTGCATCTTTCGTAGGTGTTATCCAACCACGTTTGATATCCGTGTCACCACCCGACTGTGCTTCGGTACCATAATGTGCAGACAATCGTATTAGTTGTGGTATTGGAGAACCAACCACATTTTTTTGTGTTATCGTATTTGTTGTAGAAATTCCTTGTAACGATAACATATGTTCACGAGCATTAAATTGATTTACTTGCGAACCATATGTTATAATAGCTTCTTCAAAACAAGTATAAAAAATTTTATCAATCAATTCAACATCAACTATAGAATATCCCAAACGTCTAGCAACATATTCTGCTGCACGAGGTGCGTCGTATTGAAACTCCGGTTCAACGTCAAATATACCAAAGGGTGTTATTCCACTTGGATTGACAGGACTACCGTCGTATACGATGGGATCATCACTTAATATTGCCATAATAATCTCGTAAATAGAAAGACTCTAAGATATAAATAGTAGATATCATCCTATAAAAGAAAAAAGGGGTGACCTTTCGGCCACCCCAGTTTTCACCACTATTTTTACAACGATTAGATTGTTGACAATCCGTCGATGTAAATCTTGCCGAAGAATTCCGGACGTACGATCTTCTTCGCGTAGCGGGTCATTACGCCTCTACGTGGTGTGAAGTTGTTTGGATCGTATACCAACGGAGTCATGATAAGTGGGATATATGGAGCATATACTGCACCAGTTTCTAGGAAGTTACTTCCACGGAAGCCCATTAACATGGTATTTTCTAACATATATGGGTTCTTGTAGATTGTGTAACGGTTTTGGAATGATCCAACCTTAGTTACACCACCTGAGAATTCCATCTTGTCACCGTCTGTTGCTGCCATGAAACCAGGGATGGTTTCGATGATTGTTGCAACTGTTGGTGATACTACTGCGAAGTTAGCACCACCACGCATTGTGAGTTGGTGGATACGGTTTGAAACCTTCTGCATCTTCTGACCAAGTGTTTGGAACCAGGTCATGTTTGTCCATGCTTGTCCAGCTAATGTTGCACTTGAAACGAATGCTGAACCATTCCATACCTTACCGACTTCTGCATTCCAGTATTCGGTTGTTGTTGCATTGGAAATTAACATGTCGAGAATTTCAAGGTCAATTTCTGTTGCGATGTAGTCACTCAACATTGCTGTGAGTTCTGCTTCTGCATCAACACTGTGGTATGCATTCAAGTCTTGTGCAAGTTCTGGTGACCATACTGCCTTCAACTTACGTGTCTTAGCAACGATGGTTTCTGAACGAAGTTCCAAATCAATTTGTGGAATGTTCAAGTTATCTACTGAGTTTGTACGATCTTCGAAGTCACCACGAGTTGTGTCAGTTGGTTGCTTGAAGAAGTCAACAGCTGAGATTGTACCTGTTGCAGATGATGATACAATGAAACGAACATTTGTACCAACTACCTTAGTAAATTCTGGCAACAATGTTGCGTCAAAGTCTACTACAGATCCTGATACACGGAATCCACGAACTGCATTTACGTCTGCATTTGTCAAACTTGAAAGTGCAACGTCATAATAACGGAAACCGTTTGTTGCAACTGATGCTGAGTATAAATCATTGAAGTTTACATCTGCATATGATGCCGTTCCGGTTGCTGCTACTGTTACTGCTGCCGTTTGGTTATTGATTGAATAACCAAATTCACCAGCACCATAGAAACCACCGCGTGGTAATACACCTGATCCAGATGTTGTACCGTAGAGTGATTCACCTGCTGACTTTTCTCTACCACCACCAGTGTTTGCATACTTGAAATCCATGAAGAATACCAAGCCTGCTGGGAGGTTCATTGGTTGTACTGATACGAAGTTCTTCGATGCGATTGAACCGAAAACCTTACGTACTAATGGAAGTGCTACACCTGCCCAGTTTTCACCAGCCGTACCTGAACCACCTGGGTTTGTTACTGTTGCTTCGTTAAGAAGTTGTGAAGCTTGGTTTTCGAGCATGACAGCCATGCCTTGCTTTTCATGACCAGCTAATCCTTCCAAAAGACCTGACTTTTCCCACTTACCTGCTAATTGACGAGTCTTCTCAACTACAATGCGATGTGCCGAGCCTGCGTCACTTAAAAAATCTTGTACACCTGACATATTGTGTTTCTCCTTATTAGATTATAAAATGCCTGCGAGTTGTTGTAATCTCTTTGCAAGAGTATTTTCTTCCAAGATTTCAGCCTTTGGAGCTGTACTTGGTGTTGCCTTACTTGCTAAACCCTCTGTTACAATCTTCGTTGACTTAGCTGGACGCTTCATTGCACGAGCTGTTGTATTGAGTGTTTCAACAAGTGTTGTGTAGACAATCTTAACTTCACGTACTGTGGTTGCTCTATCAAAGTTTTCCACAATAGCGACCTTTTGTTCACTGGTCAATGCCTTGTTATTGAATAACTTGTTTGTGAATAAAAGTTTTGCGTTAAGAAGATTTACTTCTTGTAGCTTGCCTCGTAGGACATTTACAACCGTACGATATTCTGCAAGTTCTTTTTGAAGCGCATCTACCTTATGAGCCATTTCTTCGGAACCATGCTTTTCAGCATCGTCTTCGGCTTCCAATTCACGGAGAATTGCTTCAAGATCTAATTCTTCTCCACCTTCTTCACCATGACCCATCGGAGCTGCACCCATTGCTGGTGCTCCGTTTGTTTCATGTTTTGGTACAGAAGGATCTGTTACGAACTTATTAACATCCGATGGGGATGCTTGTCCGTCCATAGCAACTTCTTTACCAATACCCGATGAATTTGCTGGAACTGTCGCAGTGTGAACTCCTGCTGGTGCCGCTGTTGGAAGTTTTTCTACTTCCTTTTCTTCACCTTCGTTCCAACCTTCACTCATTTCTTCTTCACCTTCTTCCTCTTCCTTTTCTTCGGAGAGACTTGCTACATCTTCTTCCAATTCCTTGATAATTTCGTCAAGGTCAAAATCTGATTCTGACCAATCGTCATACCAATCTGTACTGGAATCAGACTCACCTTCACCTCCTTGATCAATACCAGACGAGTCCCATGATGCAGCGGACGGTTCTTTGTTATCAGTACTGCCGATTCCCGATGTATCTTCTGGTCCACCACCCGATACGTGTGTTGCGTCTTGGAACGGTTGTTCCTTCGCAGTTTCTTCTGTTGGACCCGATTGTGCTGTGATTGCGTTTTCACCTTTTACTTCTTTGCCTTCTTCTTCCTCACCTTCTTCGTATGATTCTGCACGAAGACGACGAGCTAGCATCGACTTAATTTGAGGTGTGAATGTTTCTTCCAAAGCAATTTTCGCATTAGCGATAGCAGTTTGACGAACTGCTTCTGCATCTGCGATTGCATCCTTTAGAAGTTGATTTGTGATTTGTGCCATTTTAACTTTCTCCATAAAAACGACTATTCAGAGTCATTATTGGGTTATAAACAATCAAATACTACAAAACACCTCAAATAAAGGTGTACTAGTAATATATAGTGTTATTAATTCAAAAAATGATATTTTTACCAATCCGAGTTTTTTCTTTTCTCTATTTTCTTTTCTTCACGAATTCTTTTACGTAATGCTTCTTGTTGCTTTAACACTTTTTTCTTAGAACGTTTCACGTAAAACTCACGTTTCTTAACTTCATTAACAATTTCTGCTTTTTTTACCATTCTACTAAAAATTCGTAATGCTTTTTCTAAATCGTCCTTTCCATCACCTCTTACCTCAACGTGCATAAAACCTCCTCACTTTTGAACAAATGTTCCTTGAAAATGTAAAATATCTGACAAATTATGTCGATACTTATCGATTGTGTTATCCCACCGAATGGATAAATTACTTACGATTGTTGGTGGATTATCTCTTGGATTATAAAATGTTGGTAGTTCACCCAACTGTGAAAAATAATCGTGAACAGCCCCTCTTGATTCATCTATACAATAATCATCAAATATAACAAATCCACCCTTAACTACCAACGGATACAAATATTCTAAAACTTCATATGTAGAAGAATACAAATCTCCATCAACTCGTAATACTGCAATTTGCTGTGTTGCGTTTGGTAGTGTATCTTTAAACCAACCTTTTACTACGTTAATTCTATCCAAATTTTGTACTTTGTATTTTTCCAAACTTTCATATAAAAATGATTCATTAGCTACTAACTCTGGACAGCAGTTTGACCAATCCACACCATGTACGGAGTACGTATCTTTATACTTTATCTGTTCCTTTTCAAAGGGAACTCCTTCGAATGAATCATACGCCCACATAGTTCTATCGGCAAACACAGTTCCCATATACGAAAACGTTGCACCCTTCCAAACGCCACATTCGACTATATCACCAGGTATATCTTTTATATGTTGTGCTATGAAATCAATATTATTTAATAGATAATCGTGTTTATTTAAACACGCACCTTCAATGGAATTGAGTATAATTGATTTTATATCAGTCATCATCCTAAAGATATACCATTCTTTTTAGCAAATTCATCAGAAGCGTGTTTTGCTGCCATGTATGCTTTACTTTGTTTATCATACTTCAATGCACTTCTAACCAATATATCTTCACCGGTATCTGGATTTTTTACCGTTGCCGTCTGGAAGAAATCCCGCATCGTGGTACCCGCAGACTTTGATGTTTGTTGTGGCTGTTTTTGTTTTTTAGCAACTCGTTCTTTTGCCTGATTGGGTATTTGTTTTGGTTGTTCGTTATCAGCACCTGTTGGATAATCGTACATAGGTACAGACAATTGCGACATCAACTCATCACGTTCTTTCTGGTCTTTACCCAATGGATATACATATTTGTGTTTACCCGCACCCATGCGTTTTGTTACTTCCAAACCTCGATCTTCTAATTTTTTCTTACCGAGTGAAGTTAATGTTCGCAATTCATATTCATTGTCTGTTTTTGGATCACGAACTATGAACACCGGTAATGGTTTTTGTTTACCGAGATATGTTGCGTTGGTTGCTTTGTACACACCACCTGTGTGTCCTACGTCTGCGTCAGCATACGTTAAGATAGCTTTTACCTGCTTACCGTCTTTTGTCTTTGCTTTGGTACGTATGTAGTCATTACCTTTTGCAATGACCATACTACCAAGATTGGCAACTTCTTTCTTTGCATCTTCGGTAGTATATGCTCGTAAAAGTTCCCACATTTGATTGTTTTGCATTATGGGTTGTCCTTGGTCATTTTTAAATAACTCGGTTCCACTTTGCGGACGAATTGTTGCACCATATAACAAAACACCTTTGAGTTTACCACCAATATATACACCTAACTTAGCCTGCACCGCACTGGGCCAGCGTCCTATGTAATGTTGTTTCATTATCCATTCTTTTGCTTGACTCAATTCATTTTGAGTTTCTAATGGACGAACATCGACATCTTGTTTAGTATCCTTTTTCGGTTCACTTTCTTCAGGATGTTCTTTTGCTTGGTGAATTAGTATTTTTACTTCTGGATATGTATCACGTAATTTTTTTACTGCTTGAACATTCTTTGGTGAGTCATCAATAAACGCTATACGGTCATATCCATCTTTTATATGTTTTTCTATATAATCTGCTTTCTTTTGTGGATCAGAACTTCCGATAGCAGCAATACTCACGCCGGAAGTAACTCCCATCATTTTTAAGAATTGTGCGACGGGACGAGTATGTCCTCGTGCGGTTAATATAGAAACTTTATCAACGTTTTTATTATTTGCTGCGTTTTTTAATAGTTTGACAAATCTTTGGATGGGTCTAGGATTTTTCAACTGTTCAAATTCAGAAAAATCAAATTTATCACCTGGTTCTGGGGTATATACCGCGTAATCGGGTGGGTCCATTTCTACGACCTCACCCGACGCCTTTGTGATAATAATTTTTGCATCCGTTTGTGCCAACGTATCATCGAAATCGCTTACAAATAAAGTTTTTGGCATATTGACTACCTAGTAACTAATTTATAAGCGGTTGCCACCATTTTTTCAATTGGTAACGATAACATTTTTTTACGATTATCCGGAGATAATTTATGCAATACTTTTGTTAGTAATGCCGCGGTATATAAATCAACTGTTGTTCCATCAATTTCAATTGGTCGCTTATCTTTCACAACACTTAAAATTTTATTTTGTTTTTCACTATAATCTTCATCGAATGTTATCAACTTTGGATCATTTGAAATGTGTGGTTGTTCAGTAGAGGCCGGTGGTGTATCCGTTACAGGAGTTCCACCTATTGCAGTCTCGTCGGATGCCAAAATTTCACGAATCTTTTTTGGTAAATCTTTAATTTTTGTCGTCGCATACTTCTTAACATCGGCATGAGACATCTTGGCTGCCAATTTACGAGTAGTCGGACTAAACTTTGAGGGATCTGCTCCACCTTTTTGAATTGCGTGAACTATACCAAACAATTTTTGTTGTGCTTTACTGACTGCTGGCATCCTACTTCTCCGTATAAATTTCTGGATTTTTATATCGATACTTTCTCAACAATTCCCCAGCTATTGAATTTGCTTCATTTTCTATAGGAGAACCATCGGACCCATCCAATGAAACTCCAGTTTCCATTTGTTTGTGATGAACTAATTCGTGTGCTAAAGTTCTTAAAATATCGACAGTGTGTCTATTGCCCGCGTATATCACCAATTCGTCTAAATCTGGTGCGTATGTACCAAAAGTTTGACCAAGTGATTTGTTGGTCAAACTAATTTTTTTCGGTAATCGTTGCAATTGCAACTCACGAGCAACAAACTTTACAAAGTCATGAATAGTGGCTTTATTATAAACTTCGCATAATAAATCCATCAATTTCATAAATTATTCACTCTTCTTTTTTCTACCTACGGTTTTCTTTACTTTTTCGGCTGTTATCTTTGCAGCCTTACCAGCTTTCTTAGCAACTTGCTTAGTAGCGTCTTTCGCATCCGCAAGACTTACTTTACCGTCATTATTGACATCTACTAAATTCTTTGTAACAGTTTCTATCTTCTTGATAGGTTTTGTGAAAGTTTGATCATTTTGTTTATGTACCCACAAAACAATCAATGCACCTATTACTAATAATCCTAATGCTGTTAACATAAACGCTCCTTTTAATTATTTAAGTTCACCCAAAAAGTCATAAATCAAAGTATCTATACGAGAATAAGGAGTTATAATTTGATTCTGCGTATTCTCGTTGATGAATGCCCCGTGTGTAGATGGGTTACTAACTATATCAAAACAGATTAATGAAAAGTCTTCTTGAACTTCTACAGAATTTTCACCAATTTGTTTTACTGATCCCATCCCTCGTGATGACACTCCCAATCGAATATTATTCTTGATAAGTTCACGAACAATATTTCCAGAAGGGGTTGATAGAATTTCTATATTACCCTTAACATCAGCACCTTCGAACCAAAGGTCTGTAACATTACAACATACATTTTTCAAATTGACCACAGGACTTTCTGGGTGGTCAAGTTCACCTAATGCACGGCGTTGCGATACGAAATTATTTTTATACGTAACTGCTTCACGCGCTAAAATTTCTTTCGGATACACACGACCATTTTGATTTTTAAAATCAGCTCGTTGTAATATTACATCTTTCAAAACAAGAGGTTTTGAAATATCGGATGCTTCATTTAACAAACCAACATCGTACGAGATAACATTATATTCTACTAGTAATGTTTGCATATTATTGTCCACGAATTTCACGAATACGAGTTGCGATATTTAGCAATCGTGATTCTAATTTAATTAAACCTTCTTGCGTACGTTTCCACAACTGTTCGCTGGTAATTCCAGACTCTACTTTTAAACGAGAATTCATTTTCAATGTACGTTCGACCTCATACAAATTTTTATTTAACTGAGAAATTGCTTCAGCTATTTTTCTATGTGCTGACTTGGTTGTGTCATTTTTATATGCATAATATTTATTTTCTTGCAACTTATCCGCTGGTGTTTTTGCATCCTTTTCACCTTGTGGAGTTAATTTAAATCCCGTAGAATCTGTTGCAGTGTGTTTAACTTTATCTACATTTTTATCGGAATTTCCACGAAATGCACCAGGTGTTAGATATCCACCAACCATCCCCGTTGTTGTCATTTCGTGTAATTCTCGTTCAATTAGCTTACGTACCATAGCTCTGATTCTATCGTTTTGTTCCATAAATTAACTCTTCAAAGTGTCTACGGCTTTGGTAATTTCCAAAGCTATCAATAAAGCGGTCATGTGATTTTCTTTAACCAATTGAACAGTACGTATTTTTTCCAATTGAGTAATAACTTCTCCTAATTTAATACGGGTAATCTTATTTTCTATTAAATTAGTTTTTATTTTCAAATCTTTAATAAGTTGTTCTGCTTCATTAATGGCGTACTTTCTTAATTGTTCACCGTTTGACACATTGTAAATATATTCTCGTAATAGATTTTTTTGTCTATCGTTTAATCCTGCGTATTTCTCATTAAATTTTTCAATTAAAATTCGATATGATAATAGTCTTAAATCTTCTTCTTGACCTTTCAATGTTTCAAATAAATTTGTATCGTTTTTAATTTCTTTATTAATAAGATTACCCGTAAGATGCTCTACTATAGTAAATTTAGCAGAAACTAAACTATCAATTTCAACAAAATCTGTAATTTCGTTTATGGTTCCATCAAAAACTTTATATACCGATGCGTATACCTTATAGGATGGAACTCTTGCATTTAGAAATTCTTTTAAATCATAGTGATGTTTGATTTCTTTTATCAAATTATATTTCTGTGTACTCAACACGCGTTCGTTCAATTTCTTACGTTGTTCTGTTATAATGTTAAGTAATTGAAATGCTTTTTCTTCACTCAATTTACTTACATTAAAAAACGAACGGTATAAAATCAATTCTTTACCAAGTTCGGTTTTAGAATTGAAATATTCACGCATCAATTTAACGGCGGTATCGTTTTTACGATTTTCCAACGCGTCGGATGTGATTTTACGGACTAGTAATTCAAAGAGAATGCCCGTATTACGAATTTTGTTGTGCTTGACGTTTGATTTCATATGCTTTCCATTTTTGACATATTATACCGTCATATATTAAATATAACGAATATTTACAATACTTTAGTTTTCTAGGTCCAAAATATTACTTTCATCCAACAACGAACCTGTTACTTCCTTGGTTTCCAGTATTACTCGTTTGGAGTTTTTTACTTCCAACCATCGTTGCATTTCCAACGCCAGAGGTGATTTTCTCTTATCATTCCGTTTTTTACGTATAGACAATGCATCATGATTTTCTCTACTACCCAATGGATCACGTCCTCTGGGATGACTATCCTGTCCAAACGACATACCTGTTTTTGGTCGTCCTATTTTGACTTCTTCCAGTTCAGCGTCTGATTCAAGTTCACTATCAGGTTCATCATTTCCATCCAATGAAGCTAAGATAGTATCTACGTCATCAATTTGCTCAGGTTCTTCTTCGGCGGGTTGTTCTTCTGGTGGGGGTTCTTCCACGGGTGGTTCTTGTTGTGGTTGTGAACCTTCTTGTTCGATTCTAGTCAACTCCGCCATACGTTGTATATCTTCAACAATTTTCTGTCGTTCTTCTGACACAACATCGTCTGGCATTTCGAATATATTATGATATATCCAATCTTGCGATATAAGTTTTGTTGCTACCATATCCGATGCAAGTTGTACTTTTTCCTTCCACATGTTTATTTTTTCTTGTTCATAAACAATTGACGGAGATGTTAAACTCAATTCAAAATCAATAAGTTCTTCGTCACGGAATCCTTGTATATACAAATGAATTATAGCAATCTTCGTTAATTCCGATACCATAATGCGCTGGATGCGTTCGATTGTACGAGCGAATCGAACATCTTGTGCAGCCAACGTAGCTTTTCCATTAATATCTTCTTCATATCCAATAAATGATTTAGGGACTTTGAAAGCTGCTAATAACTTATTTCGTAAATACTCAATATCTTCGATGGCATTAAACTGGAGTCCTGGTAGATTTTGTATGTCCGTTCCACTATCCTTACCACGAACAGGTAGATAAAAATCTTCTGTAATATTCATCATATTATATCGAAGATTATAGTCTCCGGTTTGTGGGTCAACCAATGGAGTTTTTTTCATACGATCCATAATTCGATTCATAAACGTGTCAATTTCTCCTGGCGGGATATTTCCAATATCTACGAGAATTTTACGTTTATCTGGTGCTCGCATGATACGATGAATTAACATCGCATCTTCCATGAGTTGGAGTTGTTTCCATACACGACGACCACCTTCAATCATTGCTTTACCATACGGAAGGAAATTCGTATCGGATAATAGTCGGAAGTGTGCGATTTCAAAATTTTCAAAATCAGTCTTACCCAATCGTAAGAAATCATTTTCTATTTTGAATCGAACACTGAATGGTTGATCGGGTTGTTCACCTTCGATACGAATGGTTTCATACACCGACAATGGGATTGCATTAACGACTCCGTACTCTTCATCAAGATCCAAATACAAAAAGAAATCCCCATACTTTGCCATGTTACGAACCCACGGCCATAAGTTAAATTCTATGTTTAAAATATCATAGAATAAATTATCGAGAATTTCTTGAACAGCTTCATTTTTTGATTTAATACTAATAATTTGTCCAAATTCATCTTTAATAGTACTTTCGTCTGCGTATATATCAAGAACCGATGCTATGATAGGGTCGTTATCCATCATATCATAGTCACGGAATAACTGAAGTCTTGAACCTTGGAACGCAGCAGCGGCTTCGTATCTACCATGTGAGGAACCATATCCACCAGTTCCAGATGAATATACACGGTGATATCTGTCAATACCACGACGATTTACAAATGCCTGGATATTGTCTGTGTCCGCAATTTTTAATTTTTTCCCACCAACATTTCGTACGATAGTGTTGGAAGAAAAAAGTTTCTTTAATCTATTAAACAATGAATATTCAGCCATAACTCCTCAATTTTTAATATATGTACAACTCATCCAGAGCTTTGACTGCTTGACTTACCGTTTCTGTGTTTAATCCCTTTGTCGATTTGCCAAGTAAACTATTTAGCTTTTCACGTAAAGTTTTAACAGGAACTTCAACTTCTGCTAAATGAGTTAATTGCCACGCGGTCAACGTATTATAATTATATGGCATTTCATTTACTTTAGTAATTCCTTCTAGTACACGAGCAAGAAGTTCCGTAATTTGTTTTTCGTCGGAATCTTTCAATTCACCCATACACTTTTCCAAAATTGCAACCAAACGAGTTGGAACAATTCGATTTTCTTTTCCAGCCTCATTTAGTAAAATATCGGACAATCTAATCATCTTATTTCTCCTTATTAAGATGCGTACGCATCTTCATTACATCTTTTGGTTTCGGTGCTGCGTTTATAACTCCACCCGCTCCTACCAATTGTTCTGTTTTCTTTTCAACGTTTTTCAACAATATACTATAATATTTTGGATTTTCTTTTAGATGTGCCGACGCAATTTTAGCAGTTTGTAAAATACTTCCATGCGTAACATCTTGATGTTCTAACTCAGTATTCATTCCCAAAAAAAATTCAGTTGGATTAAAATTATGACCTAGTTTTTTTAAAATTTTATCGGAATGTTCCCGTGAAATTTTCTTTTTCATAATTACCACTTTCTACACGACCAATATCTTGCTTTGGTTCTTGGTCCAGGATTATCACAGTTGTGACGAGCACGGAAAGATTTACGACGAGCCGGATTGGACTTCTTAATTCTCATCTTTTTGTCACCAAAGTTTACCTTTTTGATGTTTCCGGTTGATGGGTCTTTAACAAAGACCTTAAATTTCTTAACATCACCACGCATTGGTTTACCAACAGGAACTTTACGGCCTTGGTATTCCGCTTCTCCAATCTGTTCTGGGTGTTCACCTTTAAGTACTTCAATTAAACACTCCATACAATATTCACCTTCGTGTAATTCGTCATCATGCGCAGATGGTGTTGCTTCACCTTCCCACATTGATCTGGAATTACTACCGTACTTTTTTGCGTAGAGTCGTCGTTCTCTATCAAATTCAGAACCTACATAATCATCCCAATCACCTCTAAATTCAGGTTCAGATTGTTTTTTAAAATTACCTGTTCGTTTTGGGGTAAATGTTTTTTTAGGTGCACTTGCTGGTTTTGGATTTTTAAATCTCGCGTACACTCTGTCCGCAGCGACTCTCGCAGGCGACCCCTTCGGATATGTAGAAGTACTACCGTATATACTTTTTAACGTTGCTTCGTGATCTTTACCATCTTGTCCCTTCCACTTAACAACAGTTGCCATGATTTGGTCGCGTGACGATTCCTCTTCCATAGTTCCATTTAATTCTTTTATAGGAACACAATTAGGAACTTCACGACCGTCTTTCATTTTCATACCGACCATTTCATATCCTTTCCAACACGGCCCTTGTTTTTCCGAAAGTGATTGGTCTTCACACAGAATATCTGTTAATCTAAGCATAGTGATTCTCAGAGTCAATAGTTACTTTAAAAATTTTAACTTGTAAATGGTAGAACTTACTAGTGCAGAAATTTCATCAACGATGTTATTCAAATCACTATTTTCGGGGAGTGTTGATCGTGTGGTATCTACAAATTTTTGTAGAGCAGTGAAATATTTTAACACTTCACCGTCACCTTCCAAAAATCGTCCCATCGGAGGATATCCAGTTAAAATACCATATCTTCCTTGAAAAGTTTCTACATATGAGTCAACCAAATCAACGATACCATCGTAAAATTCGTTTAATGCTTTGTGAGCAGCAAATGAAGTGGTTTGTAAATGAAAAACATGTGCTTGGTCACGTGCATGAAATAATGTAGATACGAATTTAGCGACAGTGGGATTCATTATATATTACCACCAGACTTATCCGCCGGTGCTCCCATACCCGTTCCAATTGATGCGGGTTTCGTCTTATTGTATGACAAGCTGTGGTATACCGCGTTCATATATTCTGCAGCCTTGGTGATTTTTGCTTGAACCCAACCCTCCAACTCTTCATCTTCACCCAACATATTGTAAATTTCAGCGGCGTGTTTGTGAATAGCTAATAAGTCTGACTTTGCCATATGACCTTCATGATCATCAACTTCTTCACCAGAATCTTGTTCGGTACCAGGTTGTGGTAACGCTTCGTCTATATTTTTACCAATAGCATCACGACGAGCTTTTAAATATTTGTCGGACGAATCAACATCACCGTCATTATCAATATCAGAATCTTCTTGTCCAACCATGTCCAACTTTTCTAATATTTCAGCGAGATGTCTCTTTTCTTCGTCCGTCAAACCACCACGTTCTTTTATTTTACGAAGTGTAGTAGCTAAACGTGCACGTTGGTCCAATTTACCATCTGTATCTGTAGTAACTTCATGTACAGATCCCACTGGTTTCGAACCAATGGCCGGTGTTGTTACTAATCCCATTAATCTAATCATCCGAACATCTCCAAAAATTACAATGTTTTTTGACCTTTCTTTTTAGCTAACAAATATTTCTTATATATGTCTCGTTTAGCTTTTAACATCTTATCCGTCAAATCTATCTTTCCGTCGTTGTTAATGTCAGCGTCTTCCTGACCCATAGCATCTCTTCGTTTGTGCGGATAATGTGTTTCAGACTGTTCGTCTGCGTCCACATCACGTTGGGTAACTTTGTAACCACCATACGGATATTCTTCCGTTTTTTGGTCACATCCACACCCCTCACAAAACAATTCGGGAAAAAAATCTCTATACTTCATATCAATTATTTTTATCTATTGCTTTATTGGTAGCAGATGCGTACAAATATGATTTCCAATCTGCCCCAAACTTCTTTTTGAAGTAAGACACAGCTCTCTTATTTTTTAATAGTTTTTTACCAATACCATCACGACCCTTAATTTGTGGCTTGGTCATCTTACGAGGTGGTTCACGACGAGATACGGTTCGTTCATCCAATTCCGCATCTGGTGTTTGTACGGTTGCTTCTGAACCTAAAATTTCATGAAGAACAGATTTTAATTCTTCACGGATTATCTGGACAAGCTCTTGTTTAGTCATATTTAAACCCATGTTAAATCCAACAACGACACTATATTATAAGTAGTATACTATCCTATTAACCATCTAATATCTTCTGTTGTTTGTCCAACTTGCATTTGATATGGATTTACCAGCGGTGCATTGTTGGTGAATACCATACCCTCAACATTATATTTCGTCTTATCCAATGCCATTTTGGTCAATTCTATACCCTCCTGGCGCAACCGAAGAGCGGTATCTCTAACCCACAACCCTATACACAACGCCATTACCAAGTCATCATTGTATCCCTGTAAGGCTTCTGGTTTCCCATTCTTCCAAATAAACGTTTCCAATTCTGCACACATTCTACTCGACCGAATGGTAAAACTGTTATCGAGCATGTATTCTTTTAATCGTGCGATTACTAATGGACGGGTTCTCTGGGATGTGGTGAATCCAGGAACCATGTTTCGTTCTTCCCGATAGTATCTATTAGTTATTTGGTGTTCCACATCTACATACTGTAAATCTTTGGACATATAAAATAGATTTTTATATCCCCGGTCAATAACTTGCTGGATTGCGTTCCACCCAATCGAACTGTTTTCGGGAATGAGTAATGCATCGTTATATTCTGTAGCAATGGATACCAGCATATTTCCAAACTGTTTCGTTTCTACCTTACCCTTATATTCTGCCACTTGGACCGACCGTTCTACATCGATTACGTGAAATGCGGAATAGTCCTCACCATCACCTCTCGAAACGTCGGCGGACACGATATATGATTTTCCTGGTTGTGGGTATTCCCATATCCACAAATTTCCGTCAAACCCACCTTTTGTAATCGGTTCTTGTACAAACGTAGTTTTGTAAAATTCTATAATTTCCGGTGGAACTACTGTGTTACCGGAAAAAATAAATGATGCGTCGTGTTCTTGCGATGCTTGTAATTCACCCATGAGTTCAGTCTGTCGGTCACGCCAAGCTTGGTCACGTTCAGGATGTACTCTCCAATCCAATAGGATAGGATTGAAATTATTAGTTTTTGTTTCTGCCTGTTGCCACATTTTATGGAAAAAGTTACCAACACCGTTGGGTGTTGATAATAATATAGCACAACCACCAGTAGACAACGTACTTGATGCAGCGGTCCAGATAATGTCTGCATCGTCAATAAATGCAGCTTCGTCCAGAATTAATAATGACAATGCTTCGGAACGACCAGCATCTTTACTACTCGCCACAGCCTTAATTTGTGACCCATTGACGAATTGTAATGATAATTTATTATCTGTTATGATTTCTCCTCGTAACCACACGGGAAGATTCTGATGCATGAACCTTACTTTGGTTACGAGGTTTTTAGCGGTTTCTTGTTTCGTTGCAATAACGAGAATATTTTTATCTCTATGAAATAACATCAACCACATTGAATATCCAGCGACCAACGTGGAAATACCAATTTGTCGTCCTTTCAATACGATGTTGTAATCGTGGTTTTGGAAATCAGACAATGCATCTTTTTGATATTTGTATAAGTCGAATAATACTCTACCCCGAATAGGATGTTGGATAAAGCAATATTTTGATAAGAAATAATCAGGTGATATTGCACACTTCTTATATTCTTGTTTTATTCTTTCTCGTAACTGTTCTGCCGTTGTATTCATATCATTTTGCTATGACAATTCCTGTTATTACTCCAGCTGTTGCTCCAACAATAAATGCAGCTTTTCTTGTTGGTTTTGGAATAAATCCAAGAATTTTTGTTTCTTTTTCACGTTGCTTCATAACTTTATCTAACTGAGATTCCAGTAAGTTTGCTCTACTATCTTGCACCTGTACAGCCGTTCGTAATAAGTTTACTTGTTTCTCGCGTTCGCTGATTACAGAATCCTTACCAATGATGATTGTATCCGCTATCGCAATTTGTCCTTTTAAATTATCAATCGTACTATCCTGTAATGCCACGATGGTAACGGTGTCCGTTTCTACTATTCTACGTGACTCTAGATATTTTTGACGATTTACTAAATTAAGTCGTGACTTTTCTTTTAACGATACTTCAAAAGTTAGTTTTGTTATCATAACTTCCTTCGTATTAACCGTATCAGTTAACGCGACAACGGAATCTTTCAAATCATTTGCTTCTTGTTTCGTTTGTTGTACTTCTACTTTCATTTTTTCCAATTCTTGCCCACCACAATTTTTCAAATAATACATCGATAGTACAAGTAGAACCAATATAATCAGTTTTCCAATCACATCCAATCGTTCTATAATAGCAAATATATTTGCTACTTTTTCTAGTACTTTGTCAAGAAGTTTCATCGAATTCTCCAGATTCAATTTTTAATAAATGTTCTTCCATACGTTGTATCTCATCCAACAAATCTTGCTTTACTGTGGTCAAATCCACGTTCCACTTTTCTATCATCAGAATTTTTTCGTTATCAGCATGAATAAATTCTGGTTGTGTTATATTTTCGTGATAATCTTTGTATTCTTGTATTTTATCCTTTAAATACGCGATTGTATTTTGTTTATGTTTTTCACGCAATACATCTTTGTATTCACCGGTTTGTTTCAACTCCGATTCCTTTTTTACAATACAGTTGTAACAGTATCCAAATTTATTAAATGCTCTGGTGTGTATTGCATGGTTCAATGGACTATTACACTTAGGACACCAAAACGGCATCTTCGCACTATCTAACTTAGTTACCGTTTGCTTGATACCCTTCTTAACCGTCCATGTTTTTCCGTAAGCATCCACCCACACATCACCTTCCTTACGTTGCACTTCTTCTGGACGCCAACCGAACACAAGTCGATTGTCATCTTTTTTCATGACCTCGCCAATTTTTCTTCTAACATCATTTACTGCTTCATCATTTCTACTCATAGAAACCTCTTATGTTTTTGCAAATTTCTTTGCTTTGTCTATTGTGTCAAAATACTTAAATAAATTTTTACTATTCTTACCACCAAAATTTCCACCATCGGTCGTCCACGTTTCACCAGGTTTATAATTATCTGGACCCTTCTCTGGTTCTTGCGATTTTGCTTGTTTTCTTGGTTTTTTTGGTTCTTGTGACGTTGCAGTAATTTTTGCTGTTGGTTTTATTTTTGCTTTTGCAGCTTTTTCACCACCATGTTGTTGTGTTAGTTTCAACGCCTCTTCCGACTCCGTGGCTGTGGTGGTGATTTTTTTGAAAATATCTTGATCAAATTTACCATATATCATAGTAAATATTTCTTGCTTTGCTCTATCCGTTATATTTGGATTTCCCATAATAGAACGAATTTGTGTACCACTGACATTTTTACCCTGTAATTGTAGTTGCATTTCCGGGGCAATCATGTAATATCCAGCATCCCCAAAAGATTTTCTCTCCGTTTCTGGAGTTTCTTCGTAAGGTTTAAAATATTTTCCTTTGGATAGTCGTTCTGAATCTTTTTGACTGACAGCAGTAACATATATTGTATTTGGAGGTAGTTTTTCCAATATCTCTTTAGGAGCATATGGATTTTGTACCTGTACTATCTTGTCCTCTGGCATGTCAAACATTCTAGTCATGATTTGTTTTTTATCTGCAAAATCAAATGGTGATTTTGTTGCATCCGTCTTATTACTTGATGCAATGTATACGTTATCCTTACCAAACTTTTTCACCATTGCTTGATAGATACTATAATGCCCGGCGTGAAATGGTTGGAATCGTCCTGCAAAAATACCCACCGTTTTTGGAGCACCAATCAATGGTTCTTCAGGTTGTCCGGTCGTTTGTGTTGGTTTTTCTACAGGAGGGGTTTCGGGTTCGGGACTTGACTTTTCAGGTTCCGGTGGTGTTTCTTCTGCTTTTCCTTTAGCAAACTTCAATGTACCCAAAATTTGATTTACAGGAGCAAATGTACCCGTAAACTTATATGGATTTCCATTGTACATGAACACCAAACCTTCGGATGGAATAATATTTTCTATACCAATATCATCCAATCGTTCTATTTGTATTTGTAGTTTAGCTAATTTATTTTCATCATCCGTTGCTTGTATAGTCTTTATAGTATCAACAAGTTCTTGCTTCAACGAGGAAGCGAGTTGTGGATTGTTTGCTGATAAGAAGTTTGTTACTCGTTTTAATGTATCGGCCCCAACACGTAAAAAAATACTTTCCAACGGACGGGTTGCGGTTTTCTGGAGTTTTGGTAATTCGTTGGCTTCGAATTCTCTAAAAAATTTCTTTTTATCTGGATGTTCTATATGTTTAACTCCAAATTTTTTATCACCCAATGCCCATCTGGAAATTAATCCTTCCTTTTCTTCCGGCGTCCAATCAACTCCCATAGTATCAATTTCTCGTGACCACCAGGCGCGTTTGTAATCTTCGATAGTATTTTTGTCATCTAAGTCAAATTCGGATTGTAATCGCGCAACTTGCGAACCATACATCTTAAGTTTATTAATATTTTGTGCAGTATCCGCATCGTTAAAACTTATACTTCGTGGACCTGATATTCCAAATGTTTGTTGTTGCTGTGCATTTACTTTAGTAATAGCATCAGATAATCGTTTACTATCTTCTATATCACGACCAGTTTCATTTCCATCGGCGTCATATGAAACTGTACCGTGGAATACCAACACACTCTTATCATATGGTATAACATTTTTAGTGTCTGGAAAGATGATTTCTACATTCATAAATTTTGATCCGCCAGCAAACATCTTCTGACGTTCTTCTTCAGGCAATGCATTAACAGCTCGTTGTAAATCGTCAGCAGCTCCACCAAATGCTTTTTCAATGTTACCACGACCAGCAAACATTTGACGTAATCCTGTGGCGTCTAATGCGTTTTTACCTTGCTGTTTAACTTGACTTTTATTACGTGCAAATACCACTTGTCCATCACGTACAGTGAACATAATATTTTGTCCATCAAGTTTTTCCGTGACCGGTGCTTCTGCGTCTAGTCCTCCGACAAGACCACGTTTAATCATTTCTTTAACGTCGGCAAATGTCAATTCATCATCTTCGTATGGATGTGCTAAGTGTCCGGCAGCACCACCTTCGGATATTAACTGCCACGGACCATTTGGTACCATACCTTCCATTAATTCAGACAAATATACGTATTCTATATTTTCATTCTTTTTATCTCTACCATGATCTTTACGTGCAAGTTTCCAGTTTCCATTCTGTGCACCATTTGGATGGTGTACATCATGATTTTTCATTTTAGCCTTTCCGTGTTTTTTTACGGCTTTTGCACGATCACGATTACGAGCAACTCTATCTTTTTGAGTTTTCTTTAAATAGCTACGAACTTTTTCTGGATGACGGCGATTATAACGACGCATACGTTCTGTACTTGACATTGCTTCGTTATTTAAAAACTCATCGTCTTGTTCTGGACCAATTGAATCTGGATAAAAGAACGACACTTCGGATGGTGATGGTTCTGCCACCGCAGGTTCTGCCGAGGTGTCCGTCGCTGGTTCTTCTGGTGGAGTTCCTGTTTTCATAATGTGTGGATACAATGGCATGAAATATCCATAATGACGAATATATTTTTTTGCCAGTCGTTTTTTCTTTTTAATTTCGTCCAATGAATCCGTATGATGTATTACCAACATAGGTGCCACCTTTGACACCAAAAAATTATGTTGATCGACATATTCATTTTCTGTTATTAACTTTTCAAATTTTTCATTTATGTCCATACATTATCTCTATGCAATTTGGTCCATTGTAACAATTAGCGAAGGTACACCTGGATGTACCCCATTTGCTGGTTCATATAGTAACTGTCCACTTGTTTGATTTGCAGCTATTCGTATTTCCATGTATGACCCCGCTGTCAAATATTCCATAAAATTCCATGCAGCGACGGTTTTACCGGTGGTTCCTGATTGTTTGGTGACTTCTACTTTTGTTGCGGAATTTGTTATATTTTGTTGATCTTTCGCAAACCAGATGTCAAAAACAATTGTATTGTTTACTGTATTATCTAATTGTGCGGAAAATTGTAAATTATAATGTCCATCATTTTCGACAACAAATCGTGATCCATTAACTACATCAATTCCCCTTGCAAATGCCGTACTTGTTACCGATGCGGAATACGGAGTATTTGCAACAGTAAATGCCTGCGACGCGGTGCTATACCACTGTCCGTAATTAAATAATTTATGTCCCCATCTATAAACGTCCGAACCACTCGCTATGTAGGTAGACCCTGTTACGGTTATTCCTGCTTGCGCATCCAATCGACCAGACATAGTGTCACCAGACCGTAGTACATATCTACGTGAACCGGTAAAATATGTTGGTGCTGATAATATTAGTGAATCGAACGCATTATTGTTGATATCGTATAGTTCAGCACGTGCAACAATAATAGAATCTTCTACAATTTTATTTGGTATATAAAATACAGTTTCATCTGGACTAAATCCCGTTTCTTCCGCAACCTTCATAGAAATATATGAGTATTGCCAATATCCACTACGAGGTATAAATCGTAGTCCAATTTCACCTTCAATTGGAACAGTAAAATTAAATTGTACGTCGGGAAAGTATGCAATATTTGCGTTTTTTGCAGTTACGGTTCCTATTTTTTGTCCTAATGGGTCCGAATATACCACCGCAGTTCCTACCGCATATACATCAAGTACCATGTCAGAAAATACGTCAGGTTGTGATGATGCCGTTGCGACCGCTGTAAATTTTAATGTATATTCGGATGTTGGAAATACTTGAAAACTGTCTTTTGATCCGAAAAAACAATTATTTGGTGACCCACTAACAAAGGCACCGGCTAGTATTAGATTAGATCTAGGAAATAATGTTAACTGGGTAGAAGTTGATACCGATGAGGTGTAATATGCTGGGTTTGGTGTTGATGAACCTGTCAGTACGTGTCCATACCAATTATCTCTTAATGTAAATACCGTGTCCGAAAATTCCCCAATCCATCTATCTCGTATTGAGGAGTACACTATTGTTGATCCCGTTACCAACATTTCAGCAACTATTAGTGGTGAATCTGCTACGAATGTATATTCATCTTCATTTGTGGCATTCGATAGTTTAAATGAAGTTTTAATTCTAGATATCTGTCCACTAACCGTACCAAGATTTACCAATTTTACTTTAAAATAAGATTCTATTTCAGGTAATGATTCATAGATAGATACTTGATCATAATTAAATACCACAGAACTTGTAATAATAGATTGTATCTGCGTTGCGGTATTTCCATTAGATCCTGTTTGTATTGCTTCGTCTAGTGTATACGCACCCGATTTCAAAGTTTTTATGTTTATTATAGAATTTGATAAATTACCAACAATATTAGTATCCGTCATTGCTTTTCTAGAATTCAACATGGATAGTGGTAAATCCACCGACGCGGTATCAGTTTGTAATACTTCATACGATGGTGTTGTTGCCGGTATAGTGTACGTATATTTTCGTTTTTCTATAGTAAAACTTCCTGTTATTTTTGGATTTAAGTATAGTGCAGAAAATGACGACGCGATAGTATAACCACGTTGCTTAGCATTTTTAATTTGTGGTGTTAGTGTGTATGTATTAGTTTGAGTATTATTTACCTGTACTACATTCACTACATTTGTTCTGGATTCTTCTACGAATAGTTCGGGTGTCGTTTTTAGTCTAAGCGGTGTAATATTTTTGTTACGTGGTTCAATAATTATCTTTTTTTCCCAACGAACATTCGGAGATGATGTTTCTTTTGCAGATAACAGTCGGCCTTCTCTGGTTTTTACCGCCGTACCTACCACACTCAATATAGCGGTACCGGCCGGTGTATCTTCGTATACTTCGATTACCACCAATCTGGATTTTGCTTCAACAAATCCCTTGATAGCTTCTACGTACAAACTATTACCGTTGGTGTCTAGCATTTCCACAAACACTTCTGTATTCGGTTTTAACAGTGGGGTACCTGTTATTAAAAACGCATTTTTGCCACCCGCAAAAACACCGGATAATTGTTTTATATTAAAATAGGAAGATTCCGGTCCTGTATCTGTTATCAGAACCGGCATCTTCGATAAATTTTGCTTTGATAAGGTTTTTTGTGTTCTAGCCATAATGTTCCTTAGTGATAACTACTCAATATAAATAGTTATCAGGATTGGATATACGAGAATCCGTCCTCTCTTTTAATTTCAATTAAATTATCTACCATATCTCTGGCGGCATCCAGATGACTAATCACGACAAGGAAGTCAAATTGTGCTTTGAGAATACTAAATAACGTATGCATAGACGATAAATTTTCAGCATCTAACGTACCCAACCCCTCATCAATGATTAAAAAATTGGATTTCGGGAGATTTGAGGCGTTCATTAAAGCAACACGGATTGCCAGACTACTGACAAATCGTTCCATTCCCGAACTGTTTTCCAATGGCCAGATACGGTCATAATCATAGTTAAGTTTACCAACGATATTCTTACCATCCACCTCAAGAGAAATAGTAAAATCTACTATCTGTGACAGAATATTATTAATTTCCGATTCGATATTTGGTATTACCTTACTCATTAGTTCATAGGGGATACCATCTCTCCCGACAGCTTCCATATAATACTTATACGCTTCATAAGTATTCTCCAACTGTTCAGCTTCCTTAATCTGATTCATAATGTCGGTCTTACTAGCTTCCAATACACGAATTTCCCCGTGAAGGTCACGAAGTACCTTTTCTAGATGATCACTCTGTTTTTTATTGCTTCCTATGTCATGTTGTATATAATCGATATGTGAATCGATATTTAAATTATGTTTAATATTTTCTTCATTAGCACGATGAAGTTCGATATCTTTTTCAATTTGTTCAATTTGGCGGTCATACTTTTCAATCGTCGTAATTAACTTCTGAATATTTAATTCCGCTTCATGTACAGATTTTTGCGAGATTTGAATTTCTCGTTGCAATTCAACATAACGTTCGTATTCAATTACTCTTTCTTCCAATGGTTGCTTCTGAATATCGATTCCACTGATAGCTTCCGTTTGCTTAGTTTGTAATTCATATAATCCTTCCAATTCAATTTTAACTTGTCCCAAGTCAGTAATAACGGATTGATTATTGGTGACGCATACATCACAATTTGGATTATACGTGTAACTCTCCAACTTTTCCTTAAACTTTTCTTTTTCTTGTATTTTTGATACGGTTACTTTAAGCGCATTATTACCCTTCTTTATAAGTTCAGACAAACGATTATATTCGGTCACATCGTGCTTCAACTCGTCCAAATTTACAGATGACAAGATGTCCATTTTACTATCAAGTACCGACTGTATGTTTGATAGTTTGGTTTCTTGTTGTATTTTTTCTTCCGCTTGGTTGGTATGATTACGTTTTACTCGGTCCAAATCAGCACGTAATTTATGAATATCCAGTTCGATATTAGGAACTGGTTTCTTTTGATCTTGCAAATCCTTCAACTTGGTATATAAAAGTTCCCGTTCATCCTTTATCTTAGTAAATAAACCTTCTACTCGTTCTTGTTCCTCACGAGAAGTGTCTAACTTATTCTGAGTATCTGATAACGTCTGTGTAAAGTCTATTTTCTTGAACTTACGTAATGCTCCTGAGATTTCCTTCATCTCGTCATTCGCTGTATCACACAACTTATCAAAGATACTCAATCCCATAAATTGAATCAGTAAATCTTTACGTTCGCTGTGAGACTTATCGATAAATAATGCGTTACTTGTTTGACCACTTAATGTGGTTAACACAAAGTCTTCGTAACTACCAACATAATTACGGATATTGGAATTGGTATCACGACGGTCTTCACCATTTAATGAGGTATGCGTACCATCGTCGTTTTCTTTCCAGAATGACACATCAACTTTTACATCCCCGTTTTTCTTACGCGTTCCCGTACGGCGGATATAAAATATTTCGTTGTTAATTTCAAATTTCAATTGACAAGTAAATTCATTTCTACGATTATTCATAATGTGGTCACCACGGAACGCACGTGGTGTCTTATCGTACAGGCAGAATATAAGTGCGTCCATAGATGAACTCTTTCCCGTGGCATTCGGAGCGAATACCCCATAGATTCCCTTCATCTTTCCAAAGTTAATAATATTATCTTCCCCGTAGGAAAACATGTTGGAAAATTTTAATTGGATGGGACGCCAATGTATATTACGAGAATGATCATCATGATTGATATTGGAGTTAAGAGTTTTATTCACATCCAATATTTGCGTCATTAAATTTGAACTAATGGTATTATCATACGTTCGTTCCAGCCAATCTTGGATAAGTGCGTTCTGTACATTAACATTTTGTACGTCCACCATTTCCATTCCACTTTTCAACTTCTCTCTATCAGTACTGTCGTGTCTGGATTTATTGATGCTCAACTCAATAATATTGTGTTGTTTTCTTAACACAGATACTAATTTTTTTACACCTGTAGTATCCAACGTACCCGTAAAAATACGCATACGCACATTTTTTGGAACGTCCGATAATACAGGAACCTTTCCATTCTTAACGTCTACCGTGTAGTATCCATAATTGTTTGGTAATTCTCGGAACTGATGCTTACAGTTTTTTACATCCCACATACACCAACCATGATTTGATATAGATTCACCGTGGTTCTGTTGGATTAATGACGAGGCATACACTACGATGGGTTTCTTCGTTTTATCATCTCGTTCTTGTAGTACTTGATACTTGTGGATATCACCTAACAAGACCATATCAAACCCATTAAATAGTGAGGTTTCAACATGTCTATTGGTAATCGTATATCGTGCATCGGTCTGTGCACCGTGTACTGGTCCGTGGTACAACGCAATCTTACGGTACATCTCACAGTCCTTAACAGACGGCCACTTCTCCTTATCATCCAAAATAGAAAACACAGCAAAGTCTGTATCACCAACACGATACACACCTGAGTGTTTCAAATAAAATAACCGTTCGTGGTTGATACTCTTAATCAGTGGAGTCAAACTATCCAATCGATTCATGTTGGATAAGTTCAAATCATGATTACCCGCAATAACAAGCGTTGGGGCAATATCAGCAAGTTTCTTCAAAAACTCAGTAGCTAACATTACCATCTCAGGACTCATGTCTGTCTTTGCATGGAGGATATCACCCGCAACAACAATAACCGAATCGGTCAAATCTTCTTGACGTAATTGGTTATACAGTGTTTCAAAACATTCACGATATTCGTCATGTCGTTTAAACAAACGTATATGAATATCCGCCAGATGTACAATTTTGTTAAGTTTTTCAATACCAGTAAATACAGGAATATATGTCATATATTTTGTAACCTATTTTGTATAAAGTCCTTAAAGGTAGTTGTTTTGGAGTTATCTATGAACTCCCAAGTTTTTTGAAATCCCAAGTCAGCAGCATCCCCACCAGTAACAAACACTTGTGCTACTTGTAGCCCATTTGATTTCAATTTCTGTTCAAGTTCTAACGCCTCATTACGTGCGTCATCATCAAGTAAAATATACACTTTCTTTACTTGCTTTTCAAGTAATTTGGTTTCTAATTTTTTTGGAAGAAATTTACCAAGCATCGGGATAGCATTTCGTCGTACCGCTATCGCGTCGAATACACCCTCACACAATATAATCGGTTCTTCCCAATTAATCTGGTCTTCGAATACAATAACATTCTTAGATACTGGAGGATTCTTATACTTCATTCCCCCATCGTGATAACTTCGTGCGACAAAGTAATTCAATTTTCCATCCAACCCATAAGATGGAACAATAATACGACCACCATAATGTCCAGTTTCACAGTAACCCATACGATATCGAATAATATCATATCCAGAAATATTACGATTTTTCAAATACCGAATCGCATGCTTATACTCAAATGTATTTACCGGTACCCACAATGGTTTAAATTCATTAGGAAGTCGTAACTCTACATGTTCATCATTTGTTTCTACAAATGACTTAACGTCATCTTCAGATAATAATTTTTTTAATTCTTTTATCTGTGACTTGGATACATCCAGTTTTTTAAACAGTCCAATCAGATGATTTCCCTTTGAACCGCATACCCAACAATGCCATTTATTATTTAATAAATTAACGGCAAATTTCTTGTTGTGGTGATGGCAGAATGGACAAGAGAAATAGTGTTCTCCTTTCCCATGATGCTTATAGTCACCGAGTATTTGTGATAAAAGAGAGATTAGATTCATATCAATGTAAATCTAATCTCTCTTCATCAAAAAAACAAGTGTCAATTTATTATTATTTATTTTTTGTTAACTCAAAAAAATGGTCTACTTCTATTATAGCATACGTTTTTGTATTATTTCGTTTGAAGAATACAACAGGATGAGTGTTTTCTTTGGTATTTTTTTCTGCCTGTTCTAACGCCGACCATATATTAATTTTTTCTTGGTTCTTACACTCAGGAGAATACGGAAACACTTTCCGAGCTAATGGAGATAATTTAATATCTGCCCCAGAATCACCCATCAATGTTGATACAACATCATCAGGTTCTAGTGTCGGAAAGTGTTCAAGTATAAGATCACGAATTGCATTCTGCAATCGTTTTCCTTTATTTTTTGCTGACCTGCTTTTCATATAACCTCTTTATTTTAATTATGCTGGATTATATACCAATTTAATTCCTTCCGTTGCCGCATTCAATGTTTTGAATTGGGTATCTGCTTTGGTTGCTAAGTACTTTTGTATTAATTTTGATCCGTATCTTGCCAACTTAGGATCCACAGATCGTTTTTCGTAATTTGCCAAAGCTTCTGCCGTGTATTTCGTATAGTCTGCTTCATCCGCCTTAGATATACCATCCACAGCCAATGCGTTTTTTGCTTCATTTACAGTAAATTCCTCTTGAAATTTATTATCTGTATCTATAAAGTTTGTAGCATTCTTTTGTCGATTGGCGTCTTCTACGTCCGATTGTAAACGAACACTAAAGTTTTGTGTACCACCAGGTATTGAATTCAATCGGTCGTACTTTGTTTTACTTTCTAACAACTCAACTAATTTTGACATATTATTCTCCACATTATGTGTCAAATTTTACAATGAACGTTTGCGGAACATTTAGTGTTCTCGGTATAGGTCTTGCTAATTTTGCGACAGCAACCAATTCATAATCATTATACAATCCAATCGTTGTAATATACGGAGTCAAAGATTGTGATTCAAACAAATCATACAAAGATTCCCCAGACAATACCGTTGCCGATGCAGATGGATTGTAATTAAATACGTAATCCGTGTATGTTATTGTTTTAGACCCACTAGTATAAGACCCTGTTACTGAATTAAAAAATCTTAAACTTGGATTATAGTAACTTTTATTAAATTCAAATGGTTCTAGTTTACAAACAACGTTGTGTTCAAAAATTGTAGTTGATGATGAAAACGCTACCACCAATGGAACATATTCTTTTATTTGCAATCCATTCGTTGATATAGATTGTGTTGTTGCTGATAGATTTGCTTTTACTACCGCAATTCCGTGCTTATAAAAAATATTTCCTACTACATTATTTATATTGTTCACATACAATCTTCCATAACCATCATCCAATATTTTTACAGAAGATCCAGATGTTTGTACACTAAACGTAGATTCTTTTACTCCCTCACCAATAGCATCGTTTGCTAAATTAAACACAAACAAAGATGCAGACGGGGTAAATTTAGTTATCGCAACCGATTCGGTACCATATCCTATAAACGAGTGGGACGAATAAAAACTTGTATTTAAAAAATTAAATAGTTGATATGCGTATACACCCGACTCGTTTATATAACCAACATCAAAATCGTTTTGTTGAAAACTTGTCCATCCCTCAGGCGGTTGATTTGCTATATCAATAGATACCTGGAGCGGATTATCTACCGCTCCAGATATTATTGTATAACTTTGCGATGCGTATGCAAGAAATGGTTCTCTTGAATATCCATCACGATCGAGAGGTTTGAGAACTCTCATAGAACCTCCCTAGTTCATTAGAAGTCGAGACGAACTCGGATTAAAGCTTCCTTATCAAATGTCTTTTCCAATGGACGACTCATTTTGGCTACCGCCAACAATTCCTTTGCATTATTATACAATCCAACTGTTGTGGCAAATACGTGCGGGTCTTGTACGAAATCTTCATTCAAGATTTGTCCGTTCGTATTGTTATAGAATGTTGGATTGTTCGAATAATTGAAATCTTTATTTCTCAATCGGACGAAATAATGCGTTGATGAAATAGTTTCTGCAGAACGTGCCTGGAAATCTCCACCCAATACAATTGAACGAACCAATCCGTCGTGATTATATTGTGCACGTGGAGTTGTTGTTGTTCCTGCTAACGATCCTGTGTATGGTGCAAATGGTCTTCCGGCACTTCCGGCGGCGGTAGAATAATAGAAATCTTCCGTGTCACCGCATCCCGTACCACCAGCTGCACCTGCTACAGATGCCGACAAAAATCCAACAGTTGGAACAATTGCATCTGGATTTAATACGATGATACCCAAATCAGGATATACCAATCCAAATCCCTTAGCTTGTACTGATTGTGATGCCGCAACCGTACTTCCACTGACACCCGTTAATGATCCAGAAACAACGTTAAATACTCGTCCAGATTTTGCCGTTGCTGATTTTGCACTCAACGTCTGACCACTATCATCGATGAATGTGAACTTACCACTGGATCCAGATAATGTCAATAACCAGTTACCTGGGTCTAGTTGTTCTCTTAATCGACTACGAGCAATGTTAATCACATATATGTGATCCGTACTGTACTCGCCAAATGTGAACAAATCGTCAGAAGGATCTAACAATATATTCTTATATTGTAGATATGTTGCTTTCGTTGAGAGATTTGCTAAATCGTCTTGTAATAGTGTTGGCGTACCAGCACCATTAGAATGTCCATACGCTACAGCAAATTGAACTTCCGCTGTTGGCGCTGATGATGGGTTCTTGTCGTAAATATCAAAATAATATTCACCACTAGATGAAATTTGTGTACTGGATGAGAAGAAGGAAACTAAACTTCCAGTATCACCTGACCACAAACCAGTTGTAACTGTGGTTTGATTTGCCACAACGATATCTTCATCGGTGTTAAACGGGACAAATGTACGAATTGCCATATATCAAACCCCTATTATACTAGTAATGGTTTAGCGTTGACTGTAACAGTTACAGTCTTTGTTGCACCTGTTAGATTATTGACAATCACAAGTTGCGTCTGTCTATCTACGGTTAATTCTTTTGCAGTTAAATTAAACGTAAATCCTTGTACAACTACCGCATTGGCACTTACTGCTTGATTTGCAGCGAAGAACGGTGTGGTTGTACCCGTTGGAAGCGGTGCACCAGTTGACAATGTTACGATGGTACCATCGTATATGATTGCCGTATATCCAGCCGTTGCTAGTTCAGATGTTGTGGTCGGATTAACTGTTATAGAATCGTTATAATTCAACGAGTAACCAGTGACACCCAACGAGATGGTTGGAATTTCCTTTGTTCCACGATCTAACGATACCAACTTATATCTCATAGATTGTGTTTCGTCAGGAGATGCTTCTAGTACTGGCATGTTTTCGATTATAGCCCCGTAATAAGACGATCCAAGGGGATGGGACGTTGTATATAACGTATAGTCCACCTCGTCATCTGCTACAGCGAACTGAGTGATGTTGAACTGACTTTGACCTTTTGATAATAATTCTCTACCTTTTTTAGTCAATATCGCATCGACCGTAATTGTAGAATTGTTTAAATATCCCATGTTTTGTACCCCTCAAACTTAAATTGTCCAATATAAATATGTTACAAATACTTTTTATTACACATTTAGGTTAGTTCCACCCAAATTTTCTTCATCCAACAAGATGTTTGGTGATACCGTAATAGTTGTACCAGCCGTGTTTGTGACTTCAACCGGATCTCTACCATCAGTTGTTGTTGCTACCGTTTGTAAACATCCGATATAATTTCGTCGTTTTGTTGACAACAAATTGTCTCTGAAAAACTTATAATGTCTCTGTAAATACTCGGATGGAATTATTGACTCCGTTTCAATAGCATAATATCCAAAATCGACAGTCAAATCATTCACGGAATTACCACCAACTTCATCAATTATATAATATATTAATGCGTTTGGAGAAGCGTCGGAATTAACCAATCTAACTTCGGGGAACAATCCATAATTGATATTTTGAATGTCCGGAGTTATGGTTATGTCAAATAATACTCCATGATCCCCAACAGGTTCAATTCCAACCGGTCTATCAGCATCCGCTTCTCTGTTTTGTGCAGTACTATACAATCTCAATCTCAGATTACTTGCCGTGGATTTAATAGAAAACAGTTCAGCTATTATCTGTAAACGTATTGATCCTATTAATCTCGTGTTTGGTGATATTGACTGTATTCGTAGTGTTGTATTGTATCGTTTTGGCTCGTTTATCGGACGAGCTATATCCACAATAGTTAATGGTAATACACGTAAATCTTCAATCGTGGAAGTTCTATACGTATCGAAAATAACACGATATGGTTTTTGAATAGCTTTTCCTGTATAGTATATGGGTACCCAATTATTTTTATCAACCGATGGATAATTATACGATGCCACCGGTGCGTTCATAGCAACGTATCTATACAATTTTCCATTACCATACTTGGCTTCATTTTTACCACCATATTGTACCACTACATCATTTTTGTTATATATCGTACCAAACGACCATGTTGCTTCCGGACCTACCAAGAAATTATATTGTTTGTTACCTACGATTTGTTTCTTTGCTCTTTCAAAATAATAAATACCACTATTCTTATTAAAATAATTTATAACCCCGTAGTCTCTAAAGTCTGCTCTCGGTGGTATTTCATTAAATATAGTAGTTTGTACAATATTTCTATTTTGTTCTAAGAATATTTCACCAATATCAATTA